GTCGTCATGTCAGTAGATTTTGCACAGGCTACAACTCAAACTCAAGGTACTTCAAAGGATTTTTATTCTGGTGTTATTCAATGTAATGTTTATTGTCCTAGAGGTAGAGGCACTGCATCATTATCATCTATTAGTGAAGCTGTTATAGATGGTCTTACTTCTGTTAATGCCAGTGATTATACTGATACGTTTAGTTGTTCCCCAAGAGTACTAGATGTTGTTGGCCCTGCTCCTATTGAATTAGATGATTCTGCACACTTTTTAGGCTTAATATCTTGCCAATTCACAGCAAATGCCTAGTATACTAATATCAGTTATATATTAAAATGACACGAGCCGTAGATCTTCTTAAAAACAAGTTTGGAGTTTCACAACTTTACAAGCATGATGTAAAACAAGATGATAAAATCATTCTCACTGTTTACTGGCATCCTTTGACTATCGCAGAAAGAGAAGCAATACAGAAGAAGTCAAACTCTGATGATGTTAATGATTATGCGTTACAGATGATGATTGAAAAATCATTAGATAAAGATGGTGCAAGACTTTTCCAAGATGGAGATAAGGTTTCATTAAGAAGAGAAGTTGAAGCATCTGTTCTTGAGCAGATACAGTTAGCGATGGTTAATGCTGGTGCTGACAAGGGGGTTGAAGAGGCTAAAGCCGATTTAAAAAGCTAATAAAG